CCGGCTGGAACCTTTGTAGTTCCTGAGCAAATCAATCTAATTACTCCGGCTGGTACTGTAGACCCCGATCAAGGAACTCGTGTCCCTCTTTTGCCAACAACAAAAGAGTTTTTGGATGCTTGTTACGGTTCGGGATTATCTACTAACCGCGCACAACCGCAGTATTTTGCGCCCTTCGATGACTACACTTTCTTGCTGGGGCCTTATCCTGATCAAACATATCAGGTTGAAATTGTGGGTACTATCCGCCCGGCGAGCCTATCTGCAACAAATACAACGACATTCATTAGTCTTTATCTGCCAGACCTGTTCATCATGGCAAGCATGATTTATATCAGCGCCTATCAGCGCAATTTTGGCCGAGCGAATGATGACCCGCAGATGGCTGTAACCTATGAAAGTCAGTATAAGACGCTATTACAGTCAGCTATGATGGAAGAAAACAGGAAGAAGTTCGAAGCTGCTGCATGGTCTTCGCAGTCCCCGTCTGTTGTTGCCACGCCTACGAGGTAACACATGCCGCACCAGAGTCTAAAACTTCTTCCGGGTGTGGATCAGAACAAAACACCCGCTTTGAATGAAGCAGCTATCTCTGAAAGCCAGCTTGTTAGGTTTATTCCTGACCGTACAATTGGCGGTCTGGTTCAAAAACTTGGTGGATGGACAAAGTTCTATGCCAATAGCATTGGCTCTATCGTCAGGTGTCTATGGGCATGGGAGGATACAAATGCGAACTCTTATCTCGCAGTGGGTGCAGACGGTGTCCCACTTGGCGGCGGCGGTGCGTTGTCGGTTATCCAATCTGGTGGATCGACTGACATCACGCCTCAAACCACGACAGTAAATGTCGCGGTAGATTTTACTACCACCGCAGGAAGCAGTGCTGTTCTTGTGACTGACACGGGCCGAAATGCGGATAACTATGATGTTGTCTATATTCAAACTCAAGTCTCGGTAGGTGGTTTGATTTTGTTTGGACAGTATCAGGTTTTCAATCCCGGTGGTTCAGCTAATACATACACAATATATGCTAAAGATTTGACTGGGGAACCGCAGTTTGCAACTGCGACTGTTGCGAACGGGGGTGCGGTAGCTGAGTTCGATACAACAAACGGTAGCGATTTTGTTGATGTAACTCTCGCAAATCACGGTCTATCGGTTGGAGATACTTTTCCAATCCTCGTTGCCACTTCTCTTGGCGGCGTAACTCTTTACGGCAACTACATCGTTATCGAAGTAACATCTAGCAGTATATTCAAAATTTCTGCTTCTACGTCAGCGACATCGACCGCGAATGCTTTTGAAAACGCAGGGGATGTTCGTTTCACTTATTACAACGGTATTGGACCTCTCCCGTCTGGAACTGGTTATGGCGTTGGTCCATATGGTATCGGTGGTTATGGAACTGGAACGCCTCCAATTGCGGGCACCGGCACTCCAATCAATGCAACTGACTGGACCTTAGATAACTGGGGCGAAATTCTCATTTCATGCCCATTGAATGGTCCTATTTATCGCTGGTCTCCAAGCAGTGGTGACCCTGTGGCCTTGGTGATTCCTAATGCGCCACCTGTAAATGATGGAATGTTTGTTGCGATGCCGCAACGGCAGATCATCGCGTGGGGATCGACTTTTACGGGCATCAAAGACCCTCTTCTTGTGCGTTGGTGCGATGTAAACAATTACGATGTTTGGATTGCGTCAATTGTAAATCAAGCTGGCAGCTACCGTATCCCAAAGGGTTCTCGCATCGTTCAGTGTATCCAAGGTCCACAACAGGGTCTGATTTGGACTGATCTTGGTGTGTGGGCCATGCAATATGTCGGCCCACCTTATGTGTATCAATTCAACGAATTGGGCACTGGCTGTGGTCTTGTTGGCAGAAAGGCCGCAAGTTCCATGGGTGGTGTCGTTTATTGGATGGGCCAAAGTCAGTTCTTCCGTCTTGCAAATGGCGGTGTTGAACCAATCCGCTGCCCTGTATGGGATGTCGTATTCCAAGACTTGGATACGACCAACTTAGACAAAATCCGCATCGCGCCAAACAGCCGTTTTGGTGAAATCACATGGTATTTCCCGACCATCAGCAATGGCGGAGAGAACGAAGGCTATGTGAAATACAACGTGATCTTAGACCAGTGGGACTATGGATTTAACTCTACTGCAAATCCATATGTTGCCCGTTCTGCTTGGATCAATGAGTCAGTTCTGGGTGCGCCAATTGGCGCAGGGCTTGACCAATATATTTTCCAACATGAAACATCGCCAGATGCTGATGGCACTGCGATGAATAGTTATTTCCAGACAGGATATTTTGTTCTGTCTGAGGCGGACGTAAAAATGTTTGTTGACCAAGTGTGGCCTGACATGAAGTGGGGCTATTTTGGAGGCACACAGGGCGCAAACATCTTAATTACGTTCTATGTGACGGACTATGCGGGTCAAACGCCAACGGCTTATGGCCCCTATACACTGACTCAGGCAACAACATACATCACACCTCGTTTTCGTGGCCGTCTTGTCTCAATTCGTATTGAGAGCAATGACATCGACTCTTGGTGGCGTCTTGGAAACTTCAGGTACAGGCTCCAGCCTGATGGGAGGTTCTGATGGCTGCGTCACTTGACGACATTCTAACTACTCAGAAAAATGGTGTCGTTGCTATCAACGGCATCAACATTTCTGTTGCTGGTATATATGCATACGTTAAAGGTCGATCTCTTGCATCTGGAGCTGCTGGAACTGGCGGCTATACAACGCTGTATACGGTTCCAACGGGCGTTCAAATGGCGATTGTAGATATTGAAATCTGCAATACGTCTGCCACACCAGCTACATTTTACATTTCGCTTTGTGCTGTTGGCGATACCGCTGGCGCAAGCAATGCGCTGTTTTATGCTGCACCGATTAATGGAAATACAACAGTGCAGTGGACTGGACAGCAAGTTTTAACGGCAGGCGGTTTCGTTGCTGCTTATGCTTCTGCATCTACAGTGACATTTAAGATTGGCGGGGGACCGGGCTGATGACTATCACCGTTTATCCTCCCTACGGATCGCAGAACAATCCATCGTGGGTCACCCTTAATGGGACCAACACTGACGCATTTGGTCGGCTAAGAGTATCTGAACCGTTTACCATCTTTGACAGTCAGAGCCGTTTTGCTCCAGACATTCATTACAGTTATGTAACAGCAACAGGAGGAACGACGAGTTACAATACAAATCAATCGTCTGTTTCTCTTAACACGACCACATCATCCGGTTCTACGGCAGTTGCTCAAACATACCGTGTGTTCCCTTACCAACCCGGTAAGAGCATGTTGATGTATCAAAGTTTTGTCATGTCAGCCGCCAAGACAAACCTTGTTCAACGTGTTGGTCTTTTTAGTGCTTACAACGGCGTTTATCTTGAACAGGGACCAAACGGCGTTACTTTTGTGATCCGTACTTACACTGGCGGCTCTGTTGATGACAGTCGGTACGTTGCACAAGCAAATTGGAACGGCGACAAACTTAACGGAACTGGTCCATCCGGCGTGACGCTTGATCTGACCAAAACACAACTTTTGTTTTTTGACATTGAATGGCTTGGCGTTGGCAACCTTCGCTGCGGCTTTATTATCAATGGTCAGTATATTGTTTGCCACACGTTTCAGAATGCCAATCAGTCAACGTCAACTAAGGTCTATATGCAGACCGCTACGTTGCCTTTGCGGTTTGAAATCACTAACACTGGTGCAACAGCAAGTGCATCAACGTTAACTATGATTTGTTCTACTGTAATTTCTGAAGGTGGGTACGATCAAGTATCTGCCCCTCAGATTGCTAGACCAACAGGAAACGGCGTTACAATAGCAAACAACACAGGACTTACTTTCACGCCGTTAGTTTCCATCAGGATAAACTCGTCGTACTTTGGCGCGGTTATCATTCCGTCCATCGTAAACTTCGTTGCCACAGCGCAAGGAAACTACGAAGTAGTGTTGGTTAAAAATCCAACATTGACTGGTGCAACATTTGCCGCAGGCCCAATTTCCGGCGGCATGGTTGATGTTGATACCGCAGCAACAGCTTGCACGGCTACAGCAGATACCATTGTTCAAACAGACTATGTGGTGTCTACCAATCAGGGCTCGGTCCCAATTATCGCCCCGTTCGGCTATAATTTTGACCTTCAGGTAGGCGTAAGCGCGTCTCTGACTGGAAATGGCTTCGACGCTAGTGATGTAATAACTCTTGCTGCCCGTGGGATTAATAACTCTCCTGCGGGATCAGGCATTGGTTCAATCGCCTTCTACAACCTGAGTCTCTGATCATGCCACTGAAAAAAGGTTCCTCACAGAAGGTCGTTAGCTCCAACATCAGCGAGTTGGTGCATTCTGGCCGTCCTCAAAAGCAAGCTGTCGCCATCGCGATGAACAAAGCCCGCGAAGCCAAGGCAGAAGGTGGTGCGCCATTCTTTGGGTCTCCGGCGGAAGCGACCACCGAGAAAATTCATGTTGGCCCGATCCATAGTCCGGTAGCAGGCCGAACTGATCATCTTCCGATGCATGTTCCGTCAGGTTCTTATGTGATCCCGGCTGACATC